GCAGGGAGGATGATTCTGAAGAGATCCTTTGCCCACTTTTTGCGAGTCAAGTTGTCATTGGTCGCAAACTGGGTCTTTGGAGTCGTTGCCATTTCTTATCCTCCTACTTGAGTTCGTCTCTCATATACTTGTCGTAAATGTCAGCAGGGACCTGATCCAGCTCTTCCTCTGACAAGTCATCAATCCTCGCCTTGGTCCAGCCGGACTGTAAGTTAGCATCCCCTCCCTTGTTTGCAATGGTACCTGGAGCATCAGTAACCTTCACTTCCTTTTCCTCCTTCTTGCCACCAGGAGCAGCAACTTCCTCCTTCTTGGCATAGGATGGATGATACTTCTTAATGAGGTCATACATATACTTATAAGGATTGGCTTTATTCCAGACATTGAGCTCTACTTCCAGAAGGACCTCATCAAAGTTCTTGGATGGATCATCCTTGGTTACTTCCGTAGCGATAGCTTCAAAAATGTCATCGAAATTGCCTCGGGAGCAAACTTCCTGAACATCCTTATAGGCCTCATTTTGCCCCATTGTTTCAAGCAGGATATCCAAGGCAGGGCCTTTCTCCCTACCAATCTGGAGTATTCCCTCTTGAAGTTCCTCAAGTCGGCTTAGAGTTACTTCCTCTTTCTTCACCGGCTTCCCATCTTCATCCACTTCCTCCTCTCCTTCATCAGAAGCAGGCTTCCCAGCTGCTAGCCTATCCAGCCTAGCTTTCATTTGAGCCTGATCCTTTTTCAAGGAGCGAGTCAATTGGCGAAGATCTCGGTTCTCATCTCTAAGCTTATCGAGTTCTGATGGTTCTTCTTCCTTAGCAGCGGCAGCTGCATCCTCAGCTTCCACTCTAGCTTTAGCTTCCTCAGGAGTCTCCATCCTCTTCATTCCCTTATCTTCGATCTCCTGAGGCTCAAGCCTTTTTGCTAATTCAGCCTCGGCTGCTTCTGCAGCCTTTTCTTCCTCCGTTTTTCCTTCCTCATCAACCTTTCCCTCAGCCTCTTTGCCTTCTTCCAAGTCCTCAAGCACTTCCTTCATTCCATCTTCTGTGGAAGCATCTTGCGACTCTGCAGCATTAGTTGCCATTATTTAGCTCCTTCACTAGATGTTTTGTTTTTCACCTTAGCCTCAATCTCCTTAAGTCGAAGATCGTATTCCCTCTCCTTATCAAGTTTTTCTTGTTCTTGCATAGCCTCCCAATGTTCTCTTATTCTTTGTTTCACTGAATATGGCAAGTCAGCGTATTCCATCAAAACATCTGGAGGAATTGTTCCAGGATTGTTTTGAGCAAAATCAGTCAACATGGATAGAATAGCAGCCTTAATAGTTGCCGTTTGAGCTGTCTCGGACAGTTCTAAGTCGAACTTCCCGGCAGTAATATCGTTAAAGCCCTCATTCTGAGGATTACTCTGAGAATTGATCGTCAGGAGCTGTGCTCCCTTTGGGCCTTCAATCCTAATGACTGTTTCCTCAGTCACATACTGTTGAATCAAGGACATATGGAGCTTCGAGGAATTGTGCCTTGATTCCCTGAAGTTATCAAATAGAATATAAAGGACAGCAATTCCAGTTTCCTGTCTTGCCCTGACTGTTACTCCAGGCTCCCGCCCCGTAGTCTGAACTCCCATCAAGGTATCTTGAGCACCCATCTCGTCCTTGATACTCTGAGTGAGGATCTTGTCAAGGAGTCCATAGATTGGAGAAATCCGTGGCTGTTCAACAAAGCCAACTTTTTCAAACTGTCCCTTGGCAATTTCAAGGTGAAAGTTAGGCTCAGAGGATTTCTCCTCATAGTCGTCTATATTAAGCACTGCACCAACTTCGTGCTTTAAAATCCCTTTTGGAAGGGTCTGAAGCAGATAAACCAATTGCCTCCTGTTAGTATTCAAAGTCCTTTGGCCATCCTTAGCCGTTCTGATAGCTCCAAACCAGGAATTAGTGTCATATTCCTTATACGCTGCAAATAGAACTGCGGGGAATCCCTCCCAGTTATAGGAGCTTGCTCCTCCTTCACACTTGAAATTCCCAGAAAAGATCATGTAGAAGGGCTGTTTCCTAAAGGACTTTTGCTGAGCAATGTTCCCTTCAAATTTGAAGACCTGGCCATTACCAAGATCTATCCCTTCCTTCATAGCCTCTTCAAACTTCTTAAACTCCGCAGGAGTAAGCCACTCAACCAAACCAGTCATGGGATTCTTGAAGTAGATAACATCAAGGTATTTATAATACCAGCCTTCAACAATCCTATATTTTTCCTTCTGCTCATCAAAATAAGCTGGTTGATCAGCAGCTTTGCCAAATTGCTCCGCAGACCCGAAGTCAAAATCTGGCCAGTACTTCTCTATTTCTTCCTTGACAAGCCAAGTTTCCATAAACAAAAACCTATGATCTGAAAGATCATATTCTTGCCCATCAGGATCAAGGAAGAAGTGTCTTCCCTCATACCTTCTAACCATTATAACAGGTTTGAAGGGATTCGACTTATCAATGTAGAAATAAAGAAGCGCCCTACCACCCTTAGTCATGTGCTCAAAGCATTCAATTTCCTTCCTAGGGACTTTACTTTGCCGTCTAAAGTGATGAAGGGTACCTGCCATTAGCTCAGCCAGGGGAGCATCTTCAAGGCCCACGGGGACTACAGTAACGTCATACTTCGCCTGGGCTGCCAAACCCACAAGCATGTCCACTTTTGGCTTTATTTCATTATAAACAGTACAGGGCCTTTTGAGATTAGCTAAAGCAACCTTGACTTCATCAGTATCCTGATCGCCAGCATAGAATTTGTAGTCCTCCAGGGAATTTTCCCTGTAAGTAGTCTCCGGCTTACTACCCTCGGCGTACTTAAGCCACTTATTCAGAAGCTCAAGATCTTCGTCCTTAGTCCCTTCAGAGCCAAGCTCAGGCTCATTAGGTTGTACTGCTGATGTTCCCATTACATAGCCATCCACATTTGCGAGTTAGGAGTAGAACTTGGCTGATTGAATCTGTTAGATTCCATCTTCCTTTTAGCCCTTGCTTTCTGCTGAGGACTCCACAGTCTATAAGCAACGTTGCTAAAATATTCAGACATACAAAGAGCATCTGCAATGTTTGGAGATTTAACCCCACGGGCTTTCATGTCCATCTTACTTTCTATCTGAATAGCCCCATTCTTATCCATCTTATATCTAGGAGCTGCCAACTCATTGGCCAGCAAGTGACCCAGGTTCCAGTCTTTCCCAAACATCTTGACATTTTCATCAGGAAATTCATATTTCATATGAAGGCAGTTATTTCTAACTGTATCCCAGAGTTCATCCCTTAGACGATGCCATTTATTCTTATCACTGGAGGCCCATTCTGTGTTAATTCCGACAGCTAGGTCAGGACCAAGACCCCGTGGATCATGCTGAAGCCAATCTACAACTCCACCACCAACTCCAATCTCATCAATAACAGCTCCGCTGGCCTCTTTGTCTGAGAAAGTCCACAAGACATGATGGGAAAGATTAAGTGTATGATTCCCGTGGAACCTTTCCCACCTAGTTACTTTCATTCCTCTCCTCGGCAGGATAATACTGTCATCCTCACCGTAGCGAGCTACATCCACAGACAAGTAAAGTGGCCATTCAGGATCAACTTCAATAGTATTCCCAACGCACTGGATAGCCCAAGACAAAGGAATGAATGTCAGCTCATCGTCCAGAGGAGGCTCACCCGCAACACGAATCCTGAAAACATTACTATCTTCCCCATAGTTATCTATGAAGTACTGAATCATGTCTTGGGTGACAATTTCACTTTCTCTCGAATCCCAATGGAGTGTAGACCATTTCTTAGAAATTACAGGATCAAAATGAGTCTTGTGGAAGTACCCCGTATTCTTGGTCATATTCCCAATGAGGATAACTTTGTTATCCGGCTGAGTCATGGCACCCTCAAGTGGGATAAACATAGGATCAGGGACACCAGATGCCTCATCTACAACTATTAACATATGATCAGCATGAAGACCAGCAAGGGTTTCAGCTTGTTCTTCCTTGGTAG